GCCTGGCTCGTCCCGGCCGGCTTCTGGATCGCCGCGCTGTTCCCGCGTCACCGCGCGGCGGCGCTCCACGTGCTCTTCGTGGGCGGCTTCGCCCAGCTCGTGCTCGCCGTGTCGGCGCACGTGGTGCTCTCGCACGCGGACCGGCCCCGGCCGCTCTCGACGAGCCCCTGGGCGTTGCGGCTCATGGCGGTGCTCCTCGCCGCCGCCTTCGCCGGGCGCCTCGCGGCGGGGGTCGACCACCGCCGCGCTGCGGCCTGGCTCGCGGTCGCGGGGGTGGCGTTCGTCGCGGCGGTGCTGTGCTGGGCCGTGGTGGTCGCGCCGGGGCTCGTCGGGCGCGGGCGGGCTGTTGGGCCCGCCCGAAGGTAACCGCTCGTTGCTCGAGCCCGCCCGAGGGTAACCGCTTGCTGAATCGCGGGCGCCCTGACCCGGGCGCCCTGACCGTGGCCGCCCTGACCGAGAGAAGTTCCGCGGGCCGCGGGCCGCCCTGACCGAGAGAAGTTCCGCGCGGACCATTCGGCCGTTCCGCGGACTGTCGCCGACACCCCGGTCGCACGCAACCCCGCGTTCCGGCTCGACATCCGCACTGGCACACCGGCTGCCCTCGTCGCCGCGCGTGACCGCCCCTCGACAGGTTCTACCCGGCACCACCTACCTCGTGACGCGCCGCTGCTCCGAGCGCCGCCTCTTCCTCCGGCCATCGGAGCGCGTCAACGCGATCTTCCTCTACGTTCTCGCGGTCGCCGCCCAGAAGTACGGCATCGACGTCCACGCCTTCTGCGTTCTCTCAAACCAGTCCGACTGGACAGATGTGCGACGGCTTCCCGGTGCGGCTGGCCCTCTCGCCGGGGCCTCGGGGGCGATGGCCGGGGCGCAAGAGGTAGCGGAAACGAAGAGGCCCGGTGCGACCCGGGCCTTTTCCTTCGGACCATCAGCGCCGCAAGGCGGCCACTGGTACGCTGCCGACCATGGACTTCGGGAAGCTAGTTGAGAAAGCGCTCGACAAGGGCTGGACCGTATCAGCGGCTGTCGCCATCGGGTCCGGGCTCATCCTGTACCTGCCAGCCGCGTGGCGGGCTCAACTCCGGTGCGTGGATGACGGACGCGATGCCTTCGGCGTGTGGTTTGCGGCCGGACTGTTCATCGGCGCTGCGCATGTTCTAGTGGTCGCAGTGCAGTACGCCTTCAAGTCGAACTGGCCCAAGTTTCAGAGGCGTCTTGCTGCCCGCAGAGAACTCGCGGCGCTCACGGGACTCGGGCCAGCCGAGCGGGTGATTCTGAACTTGGCGATGCACAACGACGGCGTCATCTGGATGAAGATGAACGGCGCGCCGGTCGTCTCGCTGCTCAAGTCTGGAGTGCTTGAGAACACGGGCACAACAGACAACGAGCACAGGTTTCAGTTGCGCATCAAGCACGAGGCGCAGGTGTGTCTCAGGCGCGACCCGCAGCTTTACGCAGCCACTGACGCAGAGATACGGAATACAGCTGTGTGACGCTACGGCAGCGGCTGCCCCTCGCCCTTCCCCTTCACCACCGCGGCCACGTCCGTCACGGTGTGGCCGACGATGAAGAGCGCCGCCAGCGACACGATGTGCGTGGCGAGCGTCGCGAAGGGCTCGCGCGCCTGCGGCCAGATGGTGGCGACCACGAAGCCTCCGACCAGCACCGCGGCAGCAGCCGCGCCGACCATCACCTTGCGCCCGATGCGCATCGCCCTACTCCACCACCTGGAGGTCGCGGTCCCCTGAGCCGCGGATGGCCCAGCGGTACACCCGGCCGACGATGATGCACCCGAGGGACGCGGTGCCCGGCGCCGAGATGCTGTCACCGTGAATCATGAACCCGCCCCGGCCGTGCGTGTCGGTGCCCGGGGCCGGCGTCAGCGGCAGCGCGAACCCGCCGTGACTATCCACGGGGTCGCCGATGACGTAGCGGCCGCACGGGATGGGGCCGGTGTTGCGCACCGCTTCCTTGGTCGGGTCGTTCTTGCCCTCTCCGGCCTCGCCCTTCCTCGACGGGTCGGGGTCCGCGCCCGCGTACCCGACCGCGATGCGGCCAAGCTGGGGGTGCGTGAGTTCTCCGGTGCTCTGCCTGTACGTGAACATCTACCGCTTCCTCTTGGGCTCGCCCTTGGCTTCAAGTGCAGCCAGCCGCTCAGCGAACCCGCCAAGCCGCTGGTCCTCGACCTTCTCGTGGTCGCGGATGATGGTGCCGACCTCTTCCCGGATGAGCCGGCGCACAGGCTCAGCGCCGCCGTTGTTCAGGGCGGCCACCACGCCCTCGTGGATGCGCTTGACCAGCCGCGCATCGCGGTCAGCGGCGTAGCGCTCCAGCCAGGCCTTCCCCTGGAGGTAGACCACCCCCAGCGCGAGGCCCGGCAGAAGGTACGGCTGGAGGATGCTCGCGAAGTCCACGGCTAGAACACCCTCGGCTGCGAGACGGTGACGACGGACACGCTGCCGTCCAGCGAGGCGCCGGCCCAGACGTAGCCGTTGAACGCGACGCGATGATAGGTGCGCGCGAACCCCGAGGTGGGCATCGACCGCGGCAGCCAGTTCTTGCCGCCGTCGGTGGACACCTTGCACGGCGTGGCGTTCTGGTTGAGCGCCACGAGCACATAGCCGTCACTCGCGATGCACTCGGAGTAGCCAGCGGCGTCGTTGCGGACGGTCCACGTCGCGCCGTTGTCGATGGAGGCGCGGGCGGTGTTCGTGGTCCCCACCAGCACGAACTGAGACCCGAGGGCGGTCACGGCCTTCATCGGCTCGCCCGCGAACGTCGCGGTGTTGGTCCAAGTGACGCCGCCGTCGGTCGATGAAACGGCGATGCCCGTGAGCGTGCCGCCGTCCACGCCGCAGGCCACCAGCGTCGACCCGTTGAACGCGAGCGACAGATACGTGTAGCCGGCCGGGATGGTCCGGGCCGTCCACGTCCCCGCGGCACCGGTCGGAGAGGTCGCACACACGCCGTTGCCGACGGCCACCCAGACGCCGTGAGCGGCGTCCCAGACAACGTCCTGGTAGCTCCCCGTGGGCAGGGTGAACGCCGACCAGGTGGCCCCGTCGTCCGCCGAGATGGAGGCCACCGAGGAAGCCCCGACCGCCACGACGGTGCCGGCGCCGTCCGAGGCCACGCCGTGCCACGTCCCCGTCCCGATGGTGCGGCTGGTCCAGCCGACGCGGCCGAACGGGTCGTCCGACGTGACGCAGGCGCTGGCGTTGCCCACCAGGACCCAGCGAGCGCCGCTCCACGCAATGCCATTCCAGCCGGTCGTCACCGGGAGCGTCACGTCCGTCCAGGCCGTGGTGGCGACCGCGGACAGGCCGGGCTCGGTGCCGACCCAAGACCGGCCGACGAAGCCGCTCTCCGAACTCTGGACGGGGTGGGCCACGGCGTGGCTCATTCCTAGGGGCGCGTCCTCGGCCTCGATGGTGATGACGTGGTCCTCGTCCTCCTCGATGGCCTTGACCCGGACGACGCGCGCGGAGAGGCCGAAGCTGGAGTCCGACAAGGCCACGTAGTCCAGTGGCTCCAGCGGCGCGTACCGATAGCCGACACTGAACGTGTACGTATTCCGGCGCTTCACCGCCTGCTGGGCGCGCAGGCGCGAGATGGTGAGCGCCACCTCGGGCTTGGAAATCATCGGCAGCGAGACGGCGCCGCCACGACGCGGCCCGTTCTGCGCCACGTCCACCGGTTCGGGGTCCTCGACGCTGCGGGACTTGTAGGCGTGCGATGGGTCGTTTGAGGCGGCCGTCGGGTCCCGCTCCACGAACTCGACCGGAACGATGTTGAAGACCTCCTCCCGCCCCGGCCGCTTCACCGTGACAGGGTCCTCACCGTCCGAAACGAAGTGGTCCTCCGTGAAGGAATACTGGACCGTCGTATCCGGGGTGAACGTCACGCCGTTGCCGGTGAACTCAACGTCGCCGAGGGGGACGACCTCCAGGGACCCGTCCGACATCCGGCAAGAGCAGTTGCAGGAGTCCAGAAGCTCCTGGACGATTTCGATGGTCTCGCGCGGCTCGGAGAGTACCGGCGACAGCAGCAGCCCAGCAGCGGTGATGTAGCGCCGCGCGCTGGACGCGGCGGTGCCGTCCGGCCCCACGTCCGTCACCACGGGCCAAGCGAAGCCCGCGCCGAACTGGCTGCTGGCCAGCAGCCCGTACGTCGCGTCCGCCAGGATGCTGGCCGGGTGCGCATCGCCGTCTGCGCCGGCATCGGCAGCGTCGGAGAGGAAGCCGTCCACCTCTAGGCGGTACTGCTCCGTCTGGCCAATGGGCAGGCGCCGGTACGAGTCCGCCCAGTACGCGGTGCCGGGGTAGGTCACGAAGTAGCTGGGGTCGTAGTAGTTCAACCACCAAAAGCCGGTTTGCGTCGGACGGCTGCCGACGAAGAGCGTGGCGCGGTCCCAGCGGTTACCGTTGATGCCTTCGGGATACTGCGAGTTCGGACCATCGAGGTTGTGGATGGACGGGTAGAAGTTCGAGCCCACCCAGAACCGTCGGCCATCGACGATGGGCCCCTCACAGAACGCGGCCATCAGCGCCGTGGTGGTCTGCCCAGTGCCGCCCCGGTAGATGACGGTCCCGTCCACGACGTTGCGGCCGTAAACGATGGGGAGCGTCAAGTCACGGGGCGTGGAGCCTTCACCGAGGCCCGCGTAGCCGTCTGCGCCCACCCGAGGAACGCCGAACTGCCAGTCATACGGGTTGTCGCGGGCGATGCGAGTGTCCGTAGTCTCAGCCGGCAGCAACGGGAAGCCGCGATGATGGCCGCCGTTCGAGAACTTGGACACGCAGGTGGCCCACCGCTTGTCACACCCTGGATACGCCGTGAACGTGTCACCCGCAGCGGGGACGGCCGGGAGCGCCTCGTCCAACTCGAACTCGCCATTGGCGTTCTTGTAGCCTCGCACCGCCCGCTTCACGCCCTGGTTCGCGCCCGACGTGAACCGGATAACGCCTAGCCGGAAGTGCTCGTCAGCCTCCGTGCGGTTCGTGCGGACGCGCCGCGCGTCGCCACCAGCCACGACGGCGCCGGTCACCGTCCAGGACGCCTTGGACAGCGAGCACTGCCCGTCGAAGAGCATGGCACCGCACGGGGGCTGGATGCGGGTGCGGGGGAGCTTGACCCGGAGTTCCTCGCGAGCGTCGACCAGGGACAGCACGACCTGCGTAGAGGACGGCTCCACCTCTGCCACCACGCCCTCGAACAAGTGCATCGTCCCGAGGTTCAGGTCGATGGCGTCGGGGCCAAAGACGCGCTCAACCTTCACCCGGGCACCGTCCAGGGCGTCGTTGATGATGGCCAGCGGCAGCCGCACGCCATCGAGCTGCGCAGACTCACCCGCATACAGCGTCACTTCGAGTTCACCAATCTCGGTGCCCGCCGGGTCCCGGCGCGAGCCGACCTTCACCAGCGGCGCGACCCCGGTGCCCCCGGCCAGGTAGGCGACGAAGGAGTTGGACGGTGCCGTGCCGGTCGTGCTCGTGGCCGACGTGGTGTCGACGGCGCCGAAGCCGAGGACATCGCGCGCACTGGTGGCGGCGTTGGCGCCCGTCGCGAACTTGAGCGAGAAGGCCGAGTCCAGGCCATCGCTGATGGTCACCCGGCCCGTCGTCGAGGACGCCGTCACCGTCCACACCGAGTGCGTGTCCCAGGTCGGCTGGCTCTGAGCGATGCACGATAGGGCGTCCCCGACGTAGACGTTGGGGAAGCCGGCCGTGGGCCACACCGAGTGCGTGGCCACGGGGTACGGTCCCCACCCCGTCCCGCCTGGCTGGCACGAGATGGTGAGCTTGTGACTGCTGAGGCCCCAGGTGTAGCTGAAGATGCCCGGCGTCACGCCGTTCATCGCGGCGACGATGGCGGCGCCAAGCTGGGAGCCGGTGTAGCGGCCAGGGGCGACCGTGGCGCTGTAGTCGACGCCGTTGCGATGCCATCCGGCCTGGTCGTTCACGCCCGCGGTGACGGTGACCATCTGCGAGGGCACGACCACGGCATCCAGCGCGGCCTTCACCGCCGCTGTCAGCGTCGTGGGGTTGTACGTGCCGGGCGCGATGGTCGCGACGCGCACGCCGCCGAAGTCGAAATCCACCTTGTCGTTCACGCCGGCCGTCACGGTGACGGTGCCGGGGAACACGATGTCCGCGGTGTGGTCGGTCCAGCGCACGACGGCGCCGGTCGCCAGCGTGAGACCCACCAGGTGCCGCATCGTGCACGTGGTGGCGGTGTCCAGGAAGTCCTGAAGCTCTGTCGAGATGGAGCGCATTTAGACGACCGTCACGAGTTCGATGGACCCGGACCAGACCCCGTCCTTGAACTCCAGGTCGAGGTCATCGTCGGCGAATCGAACGGCGCGCTGGACGCTGTCCACCGGGTCGGTGAAGAGGAAGGAATCCCACGAGCCGTTACGGGCCACGAAGAACTGGTAGAGCGTGTCGTCCTCGCCCAGCCACGGGCGGAGCCAGCGCACGGTGAGCGTGTAGCGGTAGCCCACGTCCCTGCGCTTTACGCGAAGCTCGGCACCCGTGACGGCCTGCTGGACCTGCGTGCCGAAGAACGGGGCTCGGCCCTCGCAGATGACCCCGGGCAGGCTGGGGAATGTGGCGGCGCTCATGACTAGCTCCTCCTCCGCCGCTGCTCTTTGCGGAGCGCACCTCGGAACGCGGACGAGTTGTCCCGGGCGATGCGCTCAACGCTGCGAGCGTCCACGGTCGTGATGGCGATGTTGGTGCTGGAGGTGTTCCCGCCGTCGGCCATGTTCCGCAGGGCCTGCTTGCCCCACGCCGGGATGACGACCTCGTTTGGATGGAGGACCGCGGGGAACGCGGTGCCGATGCTGGGCGTCTCCCAGCCGCCAGCCGCCGAGGGCACGCCGGAGAGCAGGCCGAGGACCATCGACAGCATGGCGGTCATCGCGCCGGCAGCGAGCGCCGGGCCGACGACGGGGATGCCAGCCTGGGACGACGCCGCGCCAGCCGCAGCCTCACCGGCCTTGGCGGTGATGTTCGTCACCGCAAGCTGGATGACCTGCTTGGCGATGTCCTTGAGCACCTCGCCCATCGTCCGCATCGGGGACATCCCCGAGGTGATGGCGTTGGCCAGGGACGAGCCGATGGACTGGCCGAACTGCTGGTAAAGCTGAGCGCGCTCCTTGAGGGCGTCCTGCTCCTTCTGGAACTTCTCCTCAAAGACCTTGTCCTCCGCCGCGTTCTTGGCGTCCTGGATGGCCTTCTGGAGTTCCTTCTCTTTCTTTGCCGCGCGCTGCTGAATCTCCTGCTCCTTCAGCATCACCAGCGCGCGCTCTTCGGCTTCCTGCTGCTCCTGCTCTGTCCGGAGCCTGAGCCGCTCCATCGCCTGCTTGTCGCCCTCCTTGGCCTTGGCGAGCGCTTCGGCGCGGCGCGCGTCCTCCTTGTCGATGGCGGCCGTGGCAGCAGCAGCGTGCTCGGTCTCGGCCTTCGTCATCGAAGCCTGAGCCTCGATGGTGGCCTGACGGAGCTTCTCCATCGCCGCGGTGTAGCGAGCGTCCGCCGCGTCCAGTTCGGCCTGCGTCCATCCGAAGCTCGAACTGGATGACAGCGTGTTCAGCCGGAGCATCTCATCATAGGCCGCTCGCGCCTCCCGGGCCGCTGCGTCGATTTTGCCGCTGCCGCGGATGCCGGCCGCGCCGACCGCGTCGCCCTTTCGCTCAGCCTGGAGCGCGGCGACCTCGGTGCGAGCGGAGCGAATCTCGTCCGTGTACTTCTTGGCCTCCTCGGTCGCTTTCTTCTCGGCCTCCTGGACGCCCTTGAGGTGGCCGATAAGGGCGTTGACGCCTCCGAGGGCCAGGCCCATGGCGCCGCCGGCCGCAAAGCCGCCGATGAGGTTGGCCGCGAGCGATGCCGCCTGCTGCGAGGCGCCGCCGATGGACGAGATGGCGTTCCCGAGGAACATCGCCACCTCGCGAGCCTTCATCCCCTCTTTCTTGAAGGTCTCGACCAGCTTGCCAGCCTCGCCGAGGCCGGCCTGGAGTTCCTTGAGGGATGCACCGATTGTGACTGAAACGTCGGCCACGGTTTACTTTCGGTTGAGGCTGCTCATCGCGGCAGCAAAGGTCTTGACGGCTGCTGGAGTCGCGGGCTTCGGGTCTGGGGCCTCCCAACCGGCCAGCGCAGCCTGGAGCACGTACAGCGGCGGGAAGCGCTCGAAGGAGTCGTGAAGGTCGCCGAGGTCCCAGAGCGTGAGCGCGTCGATGACCTCGAACGTCCAGCCGGTCTCCCGGGCCACCTGCGCATACGTCCGCCCCCAGGCCGTGTCATCGTCTACGGCTGGGGGCTCGGGGCTCCCGGGTCGCTGCCTGCCTTGCTGGGCGGCACCGAGGCCGCCCACACCTTGGCGATGATGGCGCCCAGCTCGTGGTCGAGGACGTTGGCCCCGACCCAGTCCGGGGAGCACTCGGGGTGCTCGGGGAGGAGGACCGCGGACGCGAACTTGAGCGCGGCCGGGTAGTAGGCGGTCTCTTCCTCGGGCGTGAGGACGGCGCCTCCGACGGCCTTGAGCATCGCGCCGCGGATGACCCGGAGTTCCTCGGCCAGCTTCCACGACACGCCGCAGGTCAGCAGCGAGGCCCGGTAGACCTCGCCAGCGATGCTGACCTCGATGGGCTTGCGCCGGTTCATCGCGGGCCCTTAGACCAGCGCCTCGAACACCTTACCGGTGCTCTGGTCGCGCGAGCACGAGAACTCGATGTTGCTCTCCGTGTAGTCCGCGCTCTTGAAGCCGAAGCCGGTCTTGGAGAAGGTCACGGCGTAGAGCTTGAACCCGAACACGACGCCGGCCCGGTCGGTCTCGTAGACGTGGACCAGGAACTTGGGCGACTGGCCCACCGTCTTGCCCGAGTAGGTGGCCGTCTTCCCGGTCGCCACGTCGTACGTGTACGAGATGACCAGGTTGCCGGTCTCGGAGGCGTTGAACCCGTAGGTGCCGGTGCCGCTGTTCACGGTGTACTGGCCGACGGCCGGGGTCGCGGCCACCTTGGTCATCGGGTTGCCGCTGGCGTCGACGACGCCGAGGTCATCCACGAAGTCCGCCGCGTGGTCGACGACCACGGAGGCAGCCGAAGTCTTGGTCTCGTAGGCGGGGAGCACCTGGCCGGTCGTGACCGTCGCGCCCAGGAGCTTGGCGATGAGGGCGCCGTCGAACCCGCCGAACGCGGCCTTGCCGCCGAGCTTCTCCTCGACCGTCGCCACGTCGTCGGGGAACGTGTTGGAGCCGCGGAACTCCTTCTCCGTGCTGGAGTAGTCCAGCGAGACCTCGCGAAGGTAGCCGACCTCGTTGACGGCGCCCGTCGAGTCCTTGAGGAACACGCGCCCGGCGCCGAGGTTGATGTGCTGGTTCATTTCGTTTCTCCGTGGATGCCGCTGGGCGGCGGTTAGGGGATGGCGGTGATGACGACGGGGACCTCAGCGACGGCCACGTCGCCGAGCTGGTCGTCGATGGTGACAGTGCCGTCGATGCGGGCGTCCGCGACCAGGCCGCCAAGGGTGTTCGCCGGCTGGCCCGGGGCTGGCTCCAGCGCGGCCTCGATGGCGTCGAGGAAGTCGTGGAGCGGCGCCGAGGGGCCGGCCTGGCTCGCGTCGTGGACGTAGACCAGGAGCTTGAGGGTGAGCCGCCAGAGCGCCGGGTCAGCGGGGTTGGCGCCCGCCGTCTGAGAGTCCGAGACGACCAGCACCGCTGGCATCTCCGAGAAGGAGAAGTCCCGCACGCGCCGGGTGACGTTGCGGACGCCCGACACCGCGGCCACGCGGGTGACGATGGCGTCGATGATGGTGTTGCGGGTCAGCGCCACGGCCTAGCCCTTCACCGCCGCTGCAACGGCTGCGCGGATGGAGCCACGCTGGTCATCGAGGGACGGCTTGAGGAACGGCCGCGCCGCCTGGTTGATGACGCGCTGATGAGCCTTCACGAACACGACGCCTGACGCCGTCTTCCGGAACCGGATGCGCGTGCGCGTTTCGGTGGACTTGCCGGCTACGACGCCCGTCCGGTCGTTCCCGGAGAAGCGCCGCGTGTAGCCGTTGACCTTGAAGGTCTGCCCATGGCCGAAGCCCTTTTCCCAGAACCGGGCGATGTACCAGGACGAATAGACCCGGACGCCGAAGCCGTACTCCGTTTCATACGGCTTCACCTTGAGCGAACGGGACAGGCGGCCCTTGCGGACGGCCAGCACGCTGCCGGACAGCTTCGTCTCGGCGCCCTGGTAGACCGCGGCGCCCTGGTTCGCGAACACCTGCCAGAGCCGCACGCGAACACGCTCCGAGAAGTCCACCAGCGAGCGGACCTTCTCAGCACCGACCAGGACGTTGCGGAACTTGGCCACCTAGAACACCGGGCGCTTGTAGGAGTCGACGACGGACTGGACGCTGGCCGGGATGATGCTGGGCAGGTAGCTCATGCTCTGCCCCGCAACGCTCTGGCTCGCGGTGCCCACGTGCGGGCGCTCGCGGTACTTGAGCGCCGCCAGCTCACGCACGGCCTGCTGGATGTCGTCGGGTACGAACTCGAACCCGGCCGTGTACGCGATGGAGACGTTGCCGACGCCGTGCGAGGCGGTGTAGCCGCGCAGCCGGATGACGCCGTCCCGGAGGAACCACCCGGACGAGGTCGAGGCCGTGGCCTGCGGGACCTCGAAGGTGCCGACGGTGACCGCGGTGACCTCGGTGACGGGGTACTCCCGCGGGACGATGACGGCCTGGCCGTCGCCGTCGAGAATCTCCGTGTACGCGGCCAGCGCGAGCTTGCGGCCAGTCTGGCGCTCGAACCAGGCCGACACGGCGGCGAGGATGCGCGCCAGGAGCACGTCGTCCGCGGTGTCCGCGGCGCTCTTCCCAAGGTACGTGCGAAGGTCTGCGAGCGTGGCGAGGGTAGCCGAGGCGACATCGGTAGCGATGCCGTTGACGGCCTCTTCCTCACCGAGGACGCGCGAGTCAGACGAGCGCACGTACTCGATGAGCACCTCACCAGGCGGAGCGTCGATGCCGGCCTGGTAGAGACTCTCGATGGTTGAGGCGTCCGCATACTCGGCGAGGAACACGCGGCACCCTGCGTCCTCGACAGCAACCCAGGCGCGGGTCGTCCAGTTCCAGAAGCGGGCGGAGGCATCCCGGGCGCGCACGTAGAGCGCTGCATTCCCGAGTCCCTTGATGTAGCGGATGGACGCGACCATTAGACGACTGGCTCCCAGGTCGCGGCGCCACCGCCATTCGGAGGCGAGAGCCGATACCAAGTTCCGTCCGGAGACTTCATCCGAAGCTGGGGAGCGCCTGAGTCGTCGAAGTCGAGGACGGCAGAGTGAAGGTCGGGGCCGGTTGGGTCGCTGTAGACGGCCACCCCAGGCACGGCAATGCGGTTGGGCGGCTGTTCTCCGTTGAACTGGAACCAGCCCTTTTGATTGACTGCGAGGGTGCTATCCCGCCCCGCCAGGATTACAGACACCACGTCCGTCGTGGGGTCGCGCGCCGGGTCATAGTCATAGTCAAACGCGGCCTTGACCGTTCCGTCCTCACTCCGGGCACCAAAGGTGATTGAGCCACCGGGGCCGGGCTGCCGCGCGTAAAGCTGGATGTTGTCGCTTGCTTCGAGGTAGATGGCGCCGGCGCCAGCCTCGGGCGGGACCTCCCAAGTGACTCGCCCCGCAGCCTCCCCGCCCGTCAGCGTGACTCCGCCGGGCGGGATGGCGCCGCCCGGCGCGTCCGCGTTCTCGATGGTGCCGTCCGCGGCCCAACGCAGAAACTTGCCCACCTCCGGCGTGGGCACGTCGAAGAGGTCTCGCAGGAACTTGGGAATGAAGCGAGCAACCATGGGGACCTCGGTTCACTTTGCGGCTGGTCAGAGACAAGCCGCGGAGTGAACCGGCGAGAGGCGAACCCCTCGCACGGCTCAGGGGTGGGGACTACGCGCGCGTCGCCAGGAGGACGACGTTGCCCGCGGTCGTCGCGTCGGCGCGGGTGATGGGCGCCGAGAACTTCGACTTGAACCCCGAACGCACCGCGCCCTTGTAGGCGATGATGTCGTTCTTGAACTCCGCGTGGGCCGACGCCTCGACGCGGGCGCCCTGGGTCTTGAGCGCGAGCCAGAAGCTGGACGGGTCCACGAGCATGATGTCACCCGTGGTACCGACGGCCGGGAGCCCCTCGATGAACATCACCGGACGGCCAAAGAGACGGCCGAAGGGCTGACCCTCGATGCCGGTGGGCGGGAGGTAAACCGGGACGGTCCCGATGACGAGGTTCTGGAGAGCTGCCTCCAGCTTCGGGTTCGCGAGCCACACGGCCTTGGACCGCATCGGCGCGAGCATCGAGCCCCAGATGGCCTGGATGTTCGCGAGGTCCGGGGCAGACCCGGCCGCGGCGTTGGTCGTCTTGGCGACCTCGACCTTGGCGTCGGACGCGATGAACGCGGCGACGGCCTTGGCGTGGAGACGCCACGCGAGCTTCTCCGCGAGCTTGCCCGTCACGTAGGCGCCGATGCCGGTGTTGTCCTCCAGCATCTCCTGGGTGACGCGGACGTAGACCATGCTCTTGGCGAGCGAGAGGTCACGGAGCCCGAAGGCCACCTTGTCCTCGGTCGGCGCGGCGCCCTCGTTCACGTCGGCCGCGGCGAGGTCGGACGACCACACCGGGTCCTCGTCCACCGGCACGCTGGTCGCGTTCGAGGTCGTGTAGATGATGTCGCAGAGGCCGTGCACCATCTCGACCGGGGCCAGGAGCTTCACCAGCTCGCGGCGGTCGACGGGGAGGAGGTAGCCGCCGTCGGCAAGCTGGCCCTCCTGGAACACGTCGTCCGCGGCGTTCTTGAGCGCGTGCGCGCCGCCGGGGAGCGCGGCGATGAACGCATCCAGCTTGTTCTGGAGCTTCGGCGTGGCCACGGCCGCCGGGGCGACGCGCTTGACGGGGACCGGCGCCGGGGCCGCGGCGTGCGCCTGGAGCTTCTCGGCGCGCTCCTTCGTCGCGATGGTGGCCTGGAGCTTCTCGGCCTCGTCGAGGACGTTGACGAGGGTCTCCACGTCCTCGGGCTTCTCCGACGCCTGGAGCGTGGCGACGTTGCTGAGCAGCGCCTGGAGGCGCGCCTTCATCTCACTGAGGGTCATTTCGGGATTCCTCACCCGACGGTGCGGGCGGTGATGCGGTTCGGTACTACCTGCCCGGCTGGCCGGGGGCGCTCGCCAGGCTGGCCTGGAGGGCGTTGATGCGAAGGTTCTGGATGCGCTTCGTCAGCGCGTTGCGGGGCGACGGCTTCGGTGCGGGCTTCTCGCCCTCGATGCCGTCCGCGAAGTGCTGGGCCACGGCCTCCTCGGCCGAGAACCAGGTGTCACCGGTCGCGAGCATCGCGGCAACCTGGTCGACGGGGATGCCGGTGCGCTTCGAGTAGATGGAGGCCAGCGTCTGGTTCTCGCCGCGGATGAGCGCGGCAGCGGCTTCCAAGTCCTGAGCGCGGCCAGCAGCCCCGCCGTGAACCTCATGGACCATCAGCGAGGCAGACGGGGACATCTCGATGCGAGTGGCAGCCATCGCGATGAAGCTCGCAGAAGAAGCCGCAACGCCATCCACAACGACGGTCAGCTTGTTCCGCTGGGCGTACCGGGCGAGCGCGGAGAAGATGGCCTTGCCCTCGAAGTAGTCCCCGCCGGGCGAGTTCACGTAGACCGTCAGCGGCCCCTTGGCCTCGGCGAGGGCGCCGGCAACATCGGCCGACCGCACGTCCATCCCGATGACGCCGTACAGGTGCATCGCGTTCGTCGCGGCGTTCCAGAGCCGAGGCACGGCCTTGCGGCTGCGCTCGAAGGCTTCCAGGGCTCGGGGCGAGAGGTTCATCTACTACCTAGAGGACGCCCGAGCGGATGCTGTCCCGCTACGCGGCAAGGACGTGGTCCACGGCCTTGGTCGGCTCCACGCCGGCCTCGACCTCGGTAGCAAGCGCGGCGAACTGGCCATCCGTCAGGTACCGGTGGAAGCCGTGGAGGTCAGCCGCCAGCTTGGAGCGGAGTTCATCGCGCGCCGCGGGGAGCTTCTCCGGGACCACGTCCTTGGCCCGGGCGCGCCAGCGACGGGCGTGCGAGTCGAGCGCCAGGCGGATGCCGGCGCGCGCCAGGTTCTGGACCTCGGGGTCCGGCTGGGCGTCCTGCGGCTGGTCCTGCGGGGCATCCTCGGGCGACTCGGGGTCGGCCGCGGGGTCCTCCTGCGGGGCCGGGCGCGCGGGAGGCGCCGGGGGCGGCTTCGGCTCCAGGGCATCCTTGAGGGACACGACGCTGGTGCCGACCGTGACGACGCTACCAATCCCGCCTGGCAGCGCGGTGCGCCCCTCCTCGGCGCGCGCTTCGTCGCGGGTGATGACGCCGGACTGGATGTCGAGCTGGCGGACCCGAGCGCGCGACTCAGCGTCGCCGCGGGTGAGCCACGCCAGGTTGACCTCGACCTCGGCCCACGGGGCGCGCTGGGGCAGCAGCTTGAACCCGAACTCCTGGGCGATGCGCTTGGACCAGGGCGTGAGCGTGTCGCGCGAGAACTGCTCGTTGAGCGTCGAGAGGTTGGCGCCGTAGCCGGTCGCGGCCTCCTTCACCATGAGCTTGACCAGCGGGACGCCAAAAAAACGGCTGATGTCTTCAACCTGGAACGCGCGCGGCGCGACAAGCTGGAGCTTCTCGGCATCGGGGGTCAGCGGCACGAACTCGGCGCCGTCCTCCAGAGCCGCGGTCTCGCCGGTCTTGTTCAACCCGCGATACTTCGAGCCCCAGTCGGCCTTGAGTCGCGCCACGTCCTCGGGCGTCCGCAGGCGGCCGGGGAGTTTGATGTACCCACCGAGATGGGCGCCGTTGGCGAAGTAGTGCTGACCGAACCGCTCCATCGCCGCGGCCGTCGCGATGGCGACCGTGGCGCGCGAGACCTGGGAGTCACCGCCAAAGAGGTCCGTCACGCTGGGGCCGCGCAGGTGGATGATGTCCACGGCCGGAATCTCGACCGTCTCTCCGTTCGGCTGCGCGTAGAGGTAGACGATGGTCCCGCCCTGGTCGTCCTCGCGCCAGCCCTTGCTCATCCGCGGCGACTCCAGCGGGTCCCAGCCGATGACCCTGCCCGAGTTGTCCCGGAGGATGAGCGCGTACCCGTCGCCGTGGAGGAGGGCGTGGGTGATAACCAGCTCCTTCGCGGCGACGGCCGGGAGGTTGCGGTTGGCGCGCACGTTGAGGCGGTAGAACACCTCACCATCGGCGAGGTTCTGGCGCCGGCCGCCGTTCGAGACGAACACGTCCCAGTTGGACGCGGCCAGCGGGTCCACGATGGCACGAACCGCCGCGTAGCACGCCGAGACGCTGAGCTTCTCATCCGTCGTGAGGCGCAGGTCGGTGGGCACGAACCGGAGGATGCCGGGGTTCATGTACCGCACGGTGTCGAGGCGCCGGACGCGCAGCAGGTTCTGGAGGCGGTTGAGAATGCCCATGGTGAGCCCTAGATGGAGATGAGGCCGCGCTCCGAGTAGACCGACGCGCGGGAGGAAGGTTCGGCGACCGTGGCGCGGACCATCGCGTTGATGAGCGCGACGCCGAGGTCAATCTTGCGGTGCTCGGACTCGCGGCCCGGCGCGATGGAGTCGTTGGGGCGCGACTCGGCGATGAGGTTGCCGATGCACATCGCCATCACCGGGGACCCGTCGTGCTGGAGCCGGCCGTCGATGACCGCGGCCTCCAGGGACTTCATCGGCTCCGATTGCATACGGGCGCCTTGCTTCACCGCGACCACGACATGTCCGGCGTGCTGGAGGTCTTTCTCGACCTCGGCCGCGGACCATTCGTCCACGCACACCTCGGCCTCGGGCTGCCCCACGCTCTTGGCGTCGTCGATGATGTCGGCCTTGACGACCCCGTAGTCCATCGTGGAGCCCTCGACCAGGGTGAGCCAGCCGTCGGCCCCCCACACTTTGGCGTCCGGGAGATGCTCCAGGGTGACGGACTTCGCAGGGAGGTACGCGCGGCGCGAGAACACCCGATACTCGCGCTTGCCGTCCGCCCGAACCCGCATCGCGACGTACACCGTGGCGGTGAGGTCGCGCGTGCGCGCGAGGTCGAGGCCGACGAACAAGGTCCAGCCGTCGTCCGTGAGGGAGCGGTCGAGGACCAACTCGGGGTCGGCCAGGGCGTTCCAGCGGCGCACGTCGATGAACGCGCGGCCCGACGCCTGGTAGCGGTTGAGGTGCTTGACCTCGTAGCTGGCGCGCTCCGAGGGCATCTCCTTCGCCCGCTTCGCAGCGGACTGGATGCCGGCCAGGGACACGGACACGCCGAGGTTCGGGTTGGCCTGGCGGATGGCCGCGTCCGAGAACGCATCGAGTTCCGGGTCCGCGTCGATGACGACCGCGAACGTGCGCGGGTCGTCGACCTTCCCCTGGAGGATGTCGACGGCGCGGCGGTACTGCTGGAAGCCCACGTCCTGCGGGTCCATCGACAGGCCGGCCGTGGAAATCTTGATGAAGCGCGCGCCGGCCGTCTTGTTGATGGCGGTCTGGAGGTTCTCGTGGAGGTCGCGGTCCGCGACGTGGACCTCATCGAGGATGACGCCGCACTCCGGCCGCGCGCCCTCGACGGTGTCGGCCTCGCGCGAGACGGCTTCGTAGCACCGCGGGTCGCCGATGCCGACGACCTGGTGCTGGCGGACCTCCAGCTTGAAGCGCTCGCGGACCTTCGGCGCCAGCCGGAGCATCTCGCGGCAGTGGTCGAGGACGATGCGCGCCTGGCGCTGGGCGGTCGCCGCGCTGTACAGCTTGCCGCCGGTCCGGTCGCGAGCCAGAAGCGCGGCCGCGACGGCCGCGGCCAGCGGGGACTTGCCGTTGCCCTTGGCGACCCAGATGCTGGCGGTGTTGAACCGCGGCTCTCTGGTGACCTGGTCGTACCAGCCGAAGAACGTCCAGAGCAGCCACACCTGCCACGGCTCCCAGACGATGGCCTCGCCGCGCTTCGGGCCCTCGCTCCAGGGGAGCGACTCCGTCAGCAGCAGCCACTTGCCGGCCTCGATGGGGTCGAAGATGAAGCCGAACGAGTCGAGCTTGTCCGGGCAGCGCAGCGCCGCGCGCGTGATGTCGTTCGCCTGGCGGACGACCGCCGCGCGGAGGTTCCGGGACGCGGGGAAGCGACCTTCCAACACTTCGCGCTCGAAGGTCGCGGCGATGCCGGCGTAGTCCCGGCGCGGCGCCGGGGCGGCGCGCTTGCGCGTGGTCGTGGAGGTCGCCGCTTCCAT